AACGCCAATAGTTTCACCTTCTTTGCTCAAGTTGCAGATCACGCAGCCCACAAAGTCATTTATTCCGTAGCTCAGTCTCAGGGCATTGGCTTTGTTCGTATGCCCGCGCCCCCGTGGGGAGTCTATCACCAACGTCGCATCATCTGCCCCTACTACTACACTTCTACGGGCACATCTGGTAGTGAAGTTATTACTAGCCGAAACGTGCGAGATGAGCTAATTTTCTCGGATGTTTTCGATTCAGATACTTATGACCACATTCAAAATCAGTTCAAAGTTACTGCGGGCATTGCGGACTATCTCCAGTATGTCCACCCCTTCACGGATGACAATGCTGTGGTGCTCAATCGCAATAGCATTCATTTGCTTAGCGGGCTATCCGGTAGCCTAACGGACATTACGCTTAAAGAAATTACACGCGAAGCCGGGCTTGTAGCCCGTCGTTCCGTTGTAACTATTGCCAATCAAATTTTCTTCCTTTCAGACAACGGTGTTTACGCAACAGCCTTCGGCGACCTTTATAATCTTCGCGGAGCAGGACTTCCTTTGTCTGACCCAATTGACCCCATCATCCGCCAAATCAACAAGGCGTATGCTGACAAGTCGGTAGCCATCTACCACAACAATCGCTACTACATTGCCGTCCCGTTAGGCACCTCCACCTACAACAACGCCATTCTTGTTTACAACCTACTCAATCAGGGCTGGGAGAGCGTTGATCTAATTGAGCAAGAGGGCTGGGACGTAGCCAACTTCATCACCTCTGGGGCTGGCGGCGTCAATCGTCTCTTTGCCATCAATCGCTTTGGCGGCATTAACGAAGTGGAATCTCGCGTGGACGACGTTGATAACATCTACACCTTCCCCGGCCTTCCGTCCCGCTTCTTCCATGTTGAGTCTGAAGCCTTAACCCGCGAGTTCACATTCCAAAGCCCTGAGCGCAAGAAGTTCAATAGCTTTGAAATTCACACGGAATCGAGCGAAAGCAACAACTCGGATGCGCTCATTGAAGCTGTGTCTGAAAACTTGGACAGCGACTTTGAGCTTGGCACCGTATCTGACATTCTAGGTGAAGTGCTTCCAGTGGGCGAAGACGCATCCTTGCGTGGTAGAATTGGCAACATTCGGGCCTACGGGATGCAACTTCGATATACTCCGACTGCTGGACGACCCAAGTTGCGTTTAGTAAAGCTCACAGCATCACCTACATTCAGAGCCTTAACACAAGCCTCATAACATGGCCATTCTATCTAAAGGAGCGACAATCGTTGCTGACACACAGGTTAGCGCAACCAACCTCAATAATTTGGTTGATGCGGCTACGTTCGTATCTGGTGCCGTTGATGGCACAACCACACAGCTTTCTGGTGGAGCCATCATTGTTAAGGACGGCGGCATCACCCCGGCCAAGTTAAGCACAGGTGGCCCTAGCTGGACAGGCGGCGGCACACTATCCGCCACAGCGTTCTCTGGCCCCCTTGCTGGAGCCGTCACAGGCAATGTTACAGGTAATTTAACGGGCAATAGCGCGGGTACGCACACGGGCGCGGTAGTTGGAAATGTAACGGGTGATGTTACGGGAAATGCTTCTACGGCTACAAAGATTGCAAGCATCACCAATTCGGACATTGTTCAACTAACAGCAAGCCAGACGCTGACAAACAAAACCCTAACCGCTCCAACCATTACGGGAGCTGGAGCCATTGCTGGTAGTTTTACAGGCCCACTCACAGGTAATGTCATTGCTAGTGTTGCTAGCATTACACTGGTTTCTTTAGTACCCGATACGGGCTACCCAACAAGCGGAACCATTACACTCAATTTGGCGGCTGCTAGTAATGCCATCATTGAACTTGGTGGCAATAGCACGTTTGCGCTTTCTGGTATTGCCAGCGGACAAATAAACATTTTGGCCCTCAAGAACAATACGGGTGGAACCATCACAACAAGTTGGCCAGCTTGGACTTCTGCTGGTGGTAGTTTTCCAGCTTCTTTGACAGCGGGCCAAGCAATGGTGGTGAAACTCCACTCCTACGGCACAACCACAGGTAGCGTTTACGCAGTATCTTCCCTCTAATTTTATGGCTTTTAACCCACAGACAGGCGAGTATGAGCAAGACATGGTTGCTGACCCAACAAATGTTCCTGCTGCCAATCCATTTGGTTTTGACCCCGGCCAAGCTACCCGCGACTATCTCGCTGGTGTAGCCAACCCCCAAACCCTTACGGCTCTGTTGGGTGCTGAGGCTGCGGCTCGTCCTGCTTTTGGTGCTCTTGGTCTTCAGGACATTGGCCAATATACCGCTGGTGCTGCTACGTTTGACCCACAGGCATTTCTTGCCGCTCGTCCAGACATTCTAGCGAACTACCAGCAAGACCCCGGTTATGCTCAGATGTACGGCACCTTGGAGCAATATGCCAAGGCTGCTGCTGATGCGGAAGGACTTACGCCACAGTTCACTGCTAAAACAGGCGGCTCTCTTGACCTCCTTAAACAAGCTGGTGGTGTTACCAGTGGCTTAGAGACAGCGGCAAATACTGCCCTTCGTACTGCTGGCGCGGCTGATATTGCCGCTCTTGCTCCTCAGCTTGCTGCCACCTACAACCAAATAAACCCACAGGTTCTTGGTAGCTTACAACGGGCTGAATCTTTACAGGGTGGTGCCGATCAGTATGCCGGGATGCGCTCTGCCATCCAGAACGCTCAACAGTTTGGCAACCTTCAGTTCAATCCAGCTCAAGCATCCCTATTGGGTGGTGCTCCACAGGTAGGCTTAGGTGGCTATAATGCCGCGCAAACAGGGGCACAAGGCTATAACGCCGCCCTAGCTCAATCTCAGGGCTATCAGGCTCAACAGGCCCAAGCTCAAGGCTATCAGTCCCAAGGCTACACTCCACAAGGCTATCAAGCTGCTCAGGCTGGCACAGGTATGCAGACAGAAGCCGAACGCCTTGCCCGTGGTCAACTTGGTCAATCTCTTTACGCACAGGCTTTACAAGCTGGCCCAAGTCAGGCTGCTCAACTCCTTGGTGGTCGTGCGGCAGAATTTGCCGCCAGTACGGGTCAGCTTTCTCCTGAAGAACTTCGTAATGTTCAGCAAGGCACCCGTGAAGCCTATGCTGCGCGTGGCATTGAGATGAGCAATCCAGCCATTGCTGCTGAAGCTGCGGCTCGTTCTGGTGCAATGCGTCAACGTCAAGCTGAAGACTTAGCTCAGGCCGTTGCTCTCAATCAGGCTTACACCCAAGACCTCACCACCAATCGTAACTTTGGTACAGGTCTTTATGGTCAGGAAATTGGTCTTCAACAGGCCAATCAACAGGCTGCGCTTCAGGCTGCGCTGGCCAATCAACAAGCCAATCAAAATGTTGCTCTGGCTAATGTTGGAGCTACCAACCAAGCCAATCAGTTCACTGCTGGTCTTGGTGCGGAAGCCGCTCAGTTTACAGCTAATGCGGCCAATCAAGCTGGTCAGTTTGGGGCTTCTGCCTTCAACCAAGCTCAGTTGCAAAATGCAATGCTTGGCTCGCAAGCTGGTCAATTTGGCGCATCTGCCGCCAATCAGGCCGCTTTACAGAATGCTCAGAACATTTCTCAGGCTAGTCAATTTGGGGCCGGGGCTCAGAACCAAGCCAACCTTGCCAACCAAGCTGCGCTCAATCAGGCGGGTATGTTCCGAGCTGAGGCTGGCAATCAGGGTCAGCTTACGAATGCCCAGCTTCAGGCTCAATATGCTATGGCCAATCAGGGAGCCGCTAACCAATTTGCGCTCACCAATCAGGCTGCTGGTTTGGACGTTGCTGCTCAGAATCGTTTGTTTGCTGCCAATCAGCAACAACAGAACATCTCCAACCTTGGCTTGCTAGGTCAAGCTGGTACACAGGCTTCTGAAGCCAATCGCGCTTACGCCCTCAACCTAGCTCAAGGCTATCGTGGAGCTGCGTATGATCCAACGGCTATGCTGCTAGGTCAACAGAGCAATGCTCCTCAGACTGCTGCTCAACAGCAAGGATATGCTCTTGACTTGGCCAAGACTTTCAATACTCCTACAACGTACAATCCAGATACGGGTATCAATCTATCGCTGGCTAATCAAGCAAACATCACCAATAAGAGCATTGCTGAAACATCGGCTAAAGCTCAGATGGATGCTGCTAGCAAAACCGCTTCTGCTACAAAGGCTGCTGGTGCATTCAGTGGTATTGGTTCTATTGTTGGAGGTGCTCTTACAGCAAAGAAGATATTCCTTTGCATTCCAGAAGGCGAACTCATTGATACGCCAGAAGGTCAAATAGCTATCGAAGACATCCGTTCTGGTGATAGCGTCATTGGTTTCTCTGGCAAGCCCGTTAAGGTGCTCATCAAACATGAGTATGGGGAAGACCCGGAAGCCGAACGCTTCCATCGTTTCCATCTCGATAATGGCAAAAACTTCTCTGTGTGCGATATGCACCGCATTGAAGGTGAACGCTCGATGGACTACAATGTTGGCAACAGCTTTAAGGGCGGCGAAGTCATTGAAGCCATTGAGGTTTATGGCGGCGTCACCCGTTCCTACGACTTGTTGACAGAAGATATCGGCTATCGTATGTCTGGCGTGTCCGTCAATAGCATGATTGAAGAATTGGCCGCTTTCTCGTCCACCCTATAATTTTAAAATACAATGATTGGAAGTACCGTAAATCCAGCCCTAGGTCGCATCGACTACTCCCCTATCACTCAGGGTGCCCAATCTGCTGCACAAAGCATCCAAGCTGGTGGTCAAGCCTATGGAAATATGTTCGCCAATCTTGGACAACAAGTTAGCAGCGGCATCCAACAATATCAAAAGAACAAGGAAGAGCGCGATTTCTATGAGACAGCCGTAAGGAGCAAGATGGGTGAAGCGATTCAGTCCATGAATCAATTCAAAGCCAATCCCAAGCTCTATGGCGACAAGGCTCCAATCCGTCCAGAGATGCTTGAAAGTATTTCCGTTGAGGACATTCCCAAGATTTCTATTGGCAAACTGAAGTCCTATGCCAACGAACTTGATGGCATCCTTCAGAAGTCCCGTGGTGCTTTGGCTGAAGCTAACGCTATCCGTCAAGCGGAACGAGACATTTCAATTGCTTCTCAAAACAAATTCTTGGGTCAGGCTTATACGGCTGCTCAAGGAATGCAGGTTCCTACTGGAGTTAGCACAACTGTTAAAGAAACCTATCGCGTTCCCACCAAGGAAGAAGGCCGAGCCAATCTCGCTGGTCTTAGCTACGGTGAGTCTGTTAAGAAAGGGGCCGTAGTCCCCGGCGTTACGTTTAGCTTGCCAGAATCAAAGACTGTTCCAGATAGCGTCAAGAACTTCATCATCGTTAATCCCATCACTGGTGCTGCTCAACTTAACAATGAAGTTGTGAGCAATTTCAACAGGGCTTATGACGACAAGATGAGTCAGCTTAAAAACCTTGAGACAATCGTTAAGAATGAATCCATTCCTGTTTCCAGCATGGGCGGAACGTATAATCCTCGAGTTGGCACTCGTTCCTTAAACTCCGCTGAAAAGGTCGCTTCTAATAATCTTTATACCAACGCTCAGTTGGAACTGTCGCGTCTTGATGAAACTAAGAAAGCAATTGATGAAGCCCAGAAGTTTGTGCAGAAAGATTCTCAGGGCGCAACCCCTGCTGAGATTAAGACCTTCATCTCTAAAGACCCCAATCTTACTCCGCTTCAATCGTCATCATTTGATTTGGTTACAAAGCCTGAGTTCCGTGATGCTACGGCGCAGGAAAAAACTGACAAAGTTCTTACTGAATATCTCAAACAAGGCGGCGAACTATCTCTTGATTTCTTGTCTAAGGTTAAGGCTGCGTTCAAGACTGACGTTGAGAAGTTTGATCTTGGTGGCGGTTTAACGGCCATCACGTTTGGAAACAACTTCAAGATTATGGATGCCAACGAAAAGAAACCTCTTTCGATTGGTATGACTAAAAAGATTGAGCAAGACCAATATCAAGAGCTTCTTAACAAAGCTACACGGTATGGTTCTTGGGACAGGCTTCCAGAGGCTTACAAGGAAACGCTTGCCAGTCTAACGGCTGTCTATGGCGGCAAGGACATGGTGGGTATGCCCATCTCGCCCGTAACCATCTTTAACAATCGCCTTGAGGCACTTCGTGGCCAACAGCTTTCTCAGCCTCAGAACCCGCTTTTAACTAAACCTATTTCTGCTGCCCCCGGTTGGAGCATGACCCGTTAATCTATGCAAATCACATCTCCTTCTGGTCGGGTCTATCAATGGAACAAGCCCACTGAACCAACCAAGGAGGATTGGGATGCTTTGCAGCAGTATGATGCTTCCTTAAGCAACGCAAAGCCTGAACAATCTAGCCTTGGTCAAACGGCTGCGGACATTGGTATTGAAACAGGCTTAGGCATTGGTGGCCAAATTGCGGGTGCTGCTCTTGCTCCGCTTACGGGTGCTGCCTCCATCCCTGTCCTTGGTGGATTGGGCGCGGGCGCAGGTAACGTGCTTGTGCAGAGAGGTCAAATCCAACGTGGTGAACGTCCAGACTTCTCCTTTGGTGAGCTAGCTTCTGCCATTGGTTTAGGCGCAATCCCCGGCGGCAAGGCTGCTAAGGCTGGTGGTAGCGTGCTTAAGACTATGGGTATGCGTGCAGCTCAAGGAGCTGGTATGGCTGGGGCTGGAGAAATTGCTAAGGTTGCCATTGACGAAGGACGTTTGCCAACAGCCGAGGAGTTCTCAAAGGCTCTTGCTGGTGGTGCAGTGGTTGGCGGCGCTCTGGGTGGCCTAGAACAGTCGCTTACGACCCGTTTAACGAACAATCCCCTGTTTCGTGAGCAACGCATAGGGTCGCCAATAATTGATGCCTTAAAACGCATTGACGGGGAAAAGAACGCAATTGCTGAAGAAGGCCGTATCCTTATTGGTGAACTTGAAAAGAAACTAAGTGGCGTTAAGGATAGTGCAGTTCGTGCCGATCTCGGCTTTAAGATAAAGAAGGTGCTTGCTGGTGAGCTTAACTCAAGCAACATCCCAGAAGACTTTGCTCAGACAACGGGAGCCTTGCGCCAAACGATTGATGATGCAACAGGTCGCCTGAAGGAACTTGGCGTGGTGGAAAAGGGAGACGCCCTTTACAACACAATGACCAATAACGAGGGTAGCTATATCCGTCGTGCCTATAAAATCTTCGCTGTTCCGGGATGGAAACCTAGCGAAACATCGTTCAATAAGTGGGTTGCGCAGAATGTCGAGAACGATATGCAGAATTGGACTGGTCTCAAGACCAACAAACTCCTAAGCGTTAAAGACGCTAACGATCAACTTGCTGCTCAACGCGCAAAGCTTACCCAGAAATACACCAATGCGGCTAATGAATTGTTGGACAGGGACAATGCCGCCGCCTTCTTAACCGAAGGACGCATCTCTACCAACTCAGGCATCTTCAAGAAACGCAAGAACATTGACGAGGCTACCCGTGAGTTGCTTGGCCAAATCGAAGACCCCGTGTTCCTTGCCAGCGAAACGCTCAATCGCATGACAAACACTGAAGCTACTTACAAAGGGCTTAGTGAGGTGAAGCGTCTTGGCTTGGCTTCGGGCATCTTCCGCGATGGTGCATCACTTCCCGGCGATGTGTTAATTGCTGCAAAGGGTAACAAACTCAATCCGATGAGCGGGCTCTATACCAGCCCTGAGTTCAAACAGGCGTTCGATCAGTACACTACGAACGATCTTGGCCCCATTATGAGCAAGATGAGTGGACTTGCCACACTTTCCAGCGCGGCTAAAATCCCAAAGACCCTCGGCTCCTTGAAGGGATGGGCGTCTAATTTGTGGGGCGGCTCGATGGATGTCATTGCTCAAGGTCATGGCCTTGAGATGCTGAAGACGGGCAACTACGGTCAGGCGGCTAGAAACGCTGGTTATCAGCTAGGTCTAATTAAGCCCGATGGTTCTGTTGCTGCTAAGGAAGCGCAGGATTTTTACAAGGGAATGCTTCGCGAGAGATTGATTCAACCCAACATTCAATTTGCTGACTTCCTAAATACATTCAAGATTGCTGAGGGCGAGGTTAAGAATCCGCTGCTTGCAAAGGCTATGGGCAAAGCTAAGTCTGGACTTAGCACAGTGGGTAAGTTCTACTCAATGCCAGAGTCGTCTGCTAAGGTATTCAATCTGGCTGGTGAGATGAAGGATTTGGCTCAGGCTTTTCCGTCCATGCCCAAGGATGAGCTTTTCAAGAAGGCTGCTGAACGTGTGCGTATGACTACGCAGGATTACGACAGCTTGCCACAGGCCATCCGCAACTTCTCGTCGGTTGGGTTTCTCGACCCGTTTGTAGCCTACACCGCTGACCGTTTCCGTGTTGTTTACAACACCTACAAACTAGCGTTGCAAGACATCAATAGCGGTAATGCCGTGCTTCGTAAGAATGGGGCTAAACGCATGGCGGCTATGACAACAACGCTAGGTGCCGCTGGAGCTTATGGGCTCAATACCAATCTATCCAAAGAAGAGGAAACAGCCGTAAGAAATCGCCTTCCAGAGTGGGACAAAGATGGCTTCATTAACATCCAAAAAAAGGATGACGGCACTTACACCTACTCCAATCTCAACTACAACATCCCGCATACTGCTGCGATGGAAGCCGCGTTTGCTGCTCTCAATCAAGAGAACCCGCAGGATGCCATGAAGAAGTTCATCTCTGTTGCAAGCAAACAAGCCTTTGGACAGAACTTGCTTCTTGCTCCATTGACGGAAGTTTACACGGGCAAGACAGCTCGCGGCATTCCAATTAGCAGCGAGAATGACCCTGACTACAAACAGTTTGCTGACAAGTCCATCTACTTCTTGGACAGCGCATTTACTCCGCTAGTGGTCAAGGAAATCAACAAGGGCTATCGCGCTCTTAAAACTGAAGAAGTTGGTGCTAAACCAACGAGCCCCAATGCTCCTAAGATTGAGGACATTCTCTTGTCCAATCTTGCGGGTATCCGTGTTCAGCGCGTCAATCCCAAGGAGCAGATGAAGTTTCAGGCTGCTGGATTCTCCCGCGATTTGGTCAACGATCAGATTGCTTTCTCGTCAGAGAAACGTCGAGCCATTGATCAAGCCGAGACAGCCAAAGCATTTGATAGATTCTCTAGTCGTTATCAATCTACCTACGACAAGGTTGCTGGCGTGGTTAATGACGCTCGCATCCTCGGACTGTCAGATGATGAAATTGCTAAGACGCTTAAGGATGGCCGTGTTCCCACTACCATTGCACTTGCTGCGATTAACGGAACCTACGTTCCGCCTGAGCCTGACAACGAGAACTCACCCAAGATGCTCTACGAGAAGATTCAGGCGTTGCCCAAAGGCGAGCAAGAGCGGGCTTTACGTCAGCTCATTACACAAAAGCCTGACATTGGTAAGAGCCTAGTGTCTCGCTTCAGGCAGGACGTTAGGAACGAAGCACTCAACATTGGCGAAGTGGACAAGCTGCTGCTGTCTCAGTCGGCTGAGGATGGAGAACGGGCTACGTTCATCAACCGTAAGCTGGCCACAATTCAGGATGACTATCAAAAGAAAATCTACCTGAATGACTTGCGTAAGAAGAAGATTCTAACGCCGCAAGTTGAAGTTCAGATGATTGCTTACAAGTAGGCCTATCCTTCTACCTTCTCGGCAATAGCCGCGCATTGTTCAGGCAAGAAGAATGTAAGCCCACATTCTTCTCCGCCTACAATCTCGCAAAAGAAAATACCGTCCTGTGCTTGTTGCGAGACATAGCGCCACTTAGTATTCTTTTTGATAAAGATACCATTCATAGCGAACACTCCTCCGTCAAATGGTTCATTTTTGAACCAGTATAGCGGGTCAATTGGAGATGAGGCGGGAGTCATTGTGACTTACGCCATTCAACGTAGTCATTGTAGGCTGTTTGGCTAATCTTGTAATAGCGGCCACATTCATTACACTTCATCATGTAGGACAGTGTTCCCGCCGCGCTAATGTTCTTCCTGTTAATCCTGACGTTGCTACTACCGTCCACAGGACAAGTCCACTTATCGTTGCCAGAAGCAACGCCAACATGGGTTTTGTGGGGCAGGTAGTATTCCATCTTCTTCCAGACTTCCTGAAGCAGCTCTACGTCTTTGGCGCAATAGACGCACATTTGATTCATGGCCTTAACATTCTTCTCAAGGACAATCTTTTTCCACAGGCCAAACTCGGTCTTTATCTTGCCGCCTAAGCCTAGGTACTTGGCAATGTAGTCGAGCTTGTTGGAGTTGAACAGGAACTTGCTACGCGCCCATTTGAGGGTGTCAATGGTGCGGTATTGGGGCATGGGGTCTAGGCCGTGAAAGATGGCTCTAGCGCGAATCCACGGCATATCAAACTTGTCTCCGTTGTGGAAAACAATCTCGTCAGCTTGGTTGGCCACCTCGATGAACTCTTGAAGGAGCTTTTTGTCGCATTGCTTGCTGTCCCAGCGTAGCACCTTGGCTTTCTTTTGGTGCTCCCACTTGTAACCAATACAAATGATGGCTCGCTCCTTGAGGATGTTGTCATTGTCGATGCGGATGTCATAGCCCACGCGCCATGAGAGCACGACATTGGGAGACGTTTCAATGTCCGCGAACAGGCGGTTGATGCGAGGTTTCATTCTTGGCTTTCGATTGTGTGGGAAATTCCCACGGCAGCAAATATAAGGCAGCCGGATAGTAACATGAATCCAGCTCCAACAATCATGTGAATGTCTTTGTTAATAACACCTGCAACTACGCAAGCGGCGAATACGGGGACGAGTAATGGGATCATTTATTTTTCTTCCTTATCTCTCGCTCTTCAGCGGTTTTGGTTTTGTGACAGGTGATGCAGATGGCTTGGTAGCCGTCTAGCTCCACGAAAAGACGTTCAATGAACTTGTCCCATGATTCAAACCCCTTGGTGGGGTCAACGACGGGATTAATATGGTCTATCTTAATGTCCTTGTTGCCTACGCTATTCGCGCATAGCGAACACTTGTAGGTGTTTCTAGCTGTCCTAGCCTTCTTCTTACAGGTGTACTTAGGAGCCCAGCGCGACGAAGCCCTACGCAACGCAGAGGTGACAAAGCTCTTGAAGCGAGCTTTAGTCCACTGACCATTGCAGTAGGGCTTGTCGTTCATGGAGTTTCTAGGGCAAACACTAGGGCAATGGCCTTGCTGTTGGCGTTAGTGCTACCAGTGCTACCAGTATTCCATTGCCAGCGCCACAGCTCTCCATCCTGCCACAGCTTAATACGGAAACCCATGTTGGACATAAACCGCGCTTTAGCTTCCGCTATTTTATAGTTCATTTCTTGTTAGTTAGGACGCTTATGATTTCCCTAGCAGTTGCCTCAAAAGACGGATAGTTCAGGACACTAAAGCTCTTGCCATGTTTGGCAATGAACCAATCCCAATCCTTTTTCTCTTCGTCTGATAGAGCAAGCTTTACGGGTCTTGCCTCACAAGCATCTTGAATGATGTCCACCAGTTCCTCTTCCATTGCAATTGCAGCGGCATGAATGGCTACCTTATCTGGCACTATTTCCTGACGAATATAGGTGCGTCCATCCTCAATTTTAATGAGCCAAAATCCCTCGCTAAGACCATCAAGAGCATAGGGGTCATTGAATGGGACATAACGCTTCCCGTCTTTGCGGTAGAGTCTTTGGTTTTCTCTACGAGCTGCAAGCGCGAGCGGGTGGTCAGTTTGCCACCGATAACGAAGCTCGGCTTGTAAGCGTTTGCATTCTTCTTTGAAGTAGTCTCTATTTTCTGTGTTCATTGGTTAAAGCAGACCCCGCCGCATAGATAGGTCGTAAATTTACAACCCTTAGGCATCCATGCGCTATGTTCAGGCGTTTTGCCCCGTTTTTGGTGGAGCTATATTCCTGAGACTCGGCTTGCGATTGCACGGGGAAATTATTTGTTAAAGCTACCCACTACGGCGTTGCCGAGGTATAGGATAGCAGCGTTGATGTGTTTGCAGCGGGTGCGTAGAGGTTCGCCGTATTCCCTCACTCGACCCGCTTTGTCCCATTCTTTCTGGCATCGGGTCATAAAGTCGGGACAGTTGCAGGCTCCGTTAGGTACGTTCTCGTCAAATTCTACGGTGTAGATGGTGTCGCCGTCGGCTCCCGTGACGCTCATTTGGGAACGTCCAGCCATCTCGCACTTCATTATTCTGCGTCTCCGCTGTAATAGTGTTCCAGTTCTTTAACTCGGATGAGGTTGAGTACGGCAACACTACCCTTCTCTAAACGCACAAGGGCATTGTAAAGATCGGTAGAGTTCTCTGCGTGAATGCAGTCGCCGATGAGATGATTGATGAGTTGGTCTGTTTTTTCTTTCATTTTAAGTATCCTTGTTCCCTAGCCCAGCTAGGATTGTTGTGTATCTTTGTGTGGCATGGACGGCATACGCCAATCCATGTGCCTGTGTCGTTGGTCTTAGAGCCTCTTCCTTCCTTGTGATGGATGTCGGTGGCTAGTTCTTCGCAGATGTGGCAGATGGGCGACATAAGTAGGAAGTTGAGTCGTAGCTTGCTGTACTCACCCATCCGCTTACGTTGCTTGCTGCTTACTCGTTTAAGCGGCGTTCTCCGCAATGGTTGGCTTGTTAGGGATAGTCCAGATTTCCACTTCTTCTGGCGTTTGATAGACGACGGCATGAGGTAGTTGTCCTTTCTTGATTTGGGCCAGAGCCCGCTGAAAAATCTCTTCTTCAACGGGCATAATGTAAGGCATGGTAAGCGGTTGATAGCCTAGTTTAACGAGGCTTTCGGTAGCTTGTGTGTCAGAGGCTTCTAGGGTCATAATTGTTTTGAGAACGCCAAAGGCGGGTGAGGCAAAGGAAGTCTTTGTAGGCTTCCACTAACGTGTCCCTATCATAGCGCACAACGTCCACTCGTCCCGGTTCTGTGGTGGAGATGTACACGTTCATGCAATTGCAATCGGTGAACTGTGAGTCGTTGAAGGCGGCGGCGAAGTAGGCCGCGATTTGCATGGGGTGAGTGTCAGATGGATAGATGGGCTCGTCCTTTTTAGTGCGCTTGCTCTTCCAATCTAGGATGCCTTTACCTAAATGGGAAGTGTGGACAACATCCGTAGTGCCAGCATAGCCTTCACTCTCGTTAACAAGTACAGTTTCCGCACTCTTTATAACGAGTCCTAGCTCCTCAATCTTGGCAAAGGCTGGGTCAACCATATCGGACAGTTGGCAGGTCTGTCCTTCTGCAAACGACACAAGTTGATTCTCATACTCATTGCCATCGAGCAGGGCTTCAATGGACGCATGGATGAGAGTGCCTAGATCGGCGGCACCTTTGCCATCCTCCCTAGACTTCTCCAGCATATTGCGGACATATTCGTCCATCTCCTCGCCGGGATGGGGCGGATTGACGAAGCACGCTTCAGCCACCTTGCCCATCTTCCAGCGTTCTAATCCGGGGGCAGCAAGCATCTTGGTATAGGCCGAGACGCTAGGCAACAAGCCCAACGCCTTAGCATCCTTGATGTTTGTAGGGCGGAAGGGATTCTTGGCCCCCTTCTTAGTCGGTTGGGTGTGGCACGCTTTCCCGTCCTTCGTGTACCAATGCTGACTCTCCTGACTCGTATTGCTTTGTGATTTCATGGATTATTTCTATTTTTCTTTTGTTAATGTAATTGACCCGACGTTTGACATCTTCCTCAAGCATTTGCTCTAGCTCCTCCCCATCTGGAAGGATGGAGAGAAGACCGATGAGCTTGCCGCAAGTTTCAGCTAAAGCAACATCAGTATGGTTGTTCATCTTGTTGAACTTCAGGGGTTGTTTCTGGTGCTAGGTTTCCAGCTTGGAGCTTTTGGGCCATGCGGATTAAGATGGAAGACCAATACCAAAGCGTCTCTTCGCTTACGTCGCCAGTTTTCGTGCAAATGTCCACGGCTTTGTTAATAGCCATGCCAACAGTGACGCCTTCAATACGGCTGGTGCTCGCAGGAGCTTCGGCAACTACACTGGAAAGATGTTGAGCCAATGGCTGCGGGATGGAAGCAACAGGAATCGCACCACCTTCAACCGCGAGAATGGTGGTCTTATCACCAATGTTCACTTGAGCAACACCGTTGTAGTCGTTGCCACGTTTGATGCCCATGCCCATGAACTTGACGAGCTTGCCTTCTAAAGCTGTAACGTCGCGATCACAGAGAGCGGCGATGGTGAGGTTGCCTTCGGTAATGGAGCAGGAATAGAACTTCTTGCCTGATGCTTTAGCTGTTCGTTCCTTCACCTTCGATACGACGGCTTGGAAGCCACCGGAAACGTAAGAACCGGGAGCTGTGTTTGCTACTTCTTGTAGGGATTTAAGGTTGGCCATAAAATTATTTCCAGAGGTTGCGGCGAATCATGAGCGCAATCACCGCATAGTTTGCGATGTCTTGATAGGTGTCTTCGATAGATTCGTTCTTCACCGAAGGCATTTTGTTTAAGTTCTTGAGGCGTTCCATCTTGTCATTGAGACGAACGATGACACCAAACTCGCCAAAGGCTGAGATGTTGTTGGAGCCATAATCCTGCTGCTTCTTATCCATGAGCTGTATGTTCTCGCAGCAAACGTGAAATGCTTCCTTGGCTACGTCTGTGACTAGGCCAAGCTCGGCAAACATTGCCTCGTAGGGGTCGCCTTGTAAGCTGCGGCGGTATTCATAGAACTCCTCGCCCGTGACGATGTGGCCCACTTCGGGCTCATCGACGTAGGACAGATAGGGTGCTTTGTCGTTGCAGTCGGATTCGATGTAGCAAAAATCGGTGGGAAGAACCTTCTCGCCGATGCCTAGAGCGCGGGTGTTTTCGTAGCTAATGTTCATGTGTTTA